AGCCCAGCAGAATCAGCCGAAAGAAACACAGCCCGACCCGGAAGAAGAACCTGACAGCGATAATCGGCTGAGTGAGAGTAAGCCACGGAAAAATGGAAGGAGAACCCGATGAAGAAATTCTGGAACTGGATCAAAAACAGTGACGATACCAGAATCCTCCGGCTGGAAGGTCCCATTGATGAGGAATCATTCTGGGGTGATGAGATCACGCCGCAGATGTTCCGGGATGAGCTGGAATCCGGCGAGGGGGATGTGACCGTCTGGATCAACTCTCCGGGCGGCAATGTGTTCGCCGCTGCCGAGATCTATACCATGCTTAAGGACTACAAGGGCAGCATCACGGTCAAGATCGATGCGATTGCGGCATCTGCTGCATCCGTTGTGGCAATGGCTGGTGATACTGTCCAGATGAGTCCTGTTGCCATGCTGATGATCCATGACCCCAGCACCGTTGCGATGGGCAACACCAAGGACATGGAAAAGGCCATCGAGGTGCTGACCGAGGTCAAGGAGAGCATCATCAATGCCTATGCTGCAAAGAGCGGACTCAGCCACGCCCGCATCGCCAATCTCATGAGCAATGAGACCTGGATGAATGCGAAGAAGGCGGTGGAGCTGGGCTTTGCAGACGAGATCCTCTTTGCAAAGAAAGAGGAGGAGCCGGACAGTGACCCGGCAGACCCGGAGAAACCGGAAGAAGACCCTGACAGTGAACCGGGCGAGGGCGAAGAAAAGAAGCCGTTCCAGAAGGATACGGCAGGGCACCTTTTCTCCAGCCGTCAGATGGATCTAATCGTCCTGAACCGTCTGGGTGTGAAGCCGGAAGATGTGGGCCAGAAACACACTGAGCCGAAGGAACCGCCGGCTGACCCGAAACCGTCCGCAGAGCCGACCCCTCCGGCAGAACCGCCTGCCAATCCGGGGCCTGTTCTTGACATGGACGGCAAGACCGAGGATGGCAGCATCCCTTACAATATCCTGATGAAACAGCTTGAGTGCATGAAGTGATGTGCATTCAGGCTGTTTTTATATCCAATCAACCATCACAAATTTATGGAGGAAAAGTACTATGAGTAAGATTCTGGAACTGCGCACCAAGCGCAACACTCTCTGGGAGCAGACCAAGGACTTTCTGGAGAAGAACCGCGGCGAGAACGGTCTGGTAAAGGCTGAGGCCGTGGAGCAGTACAACAAGATGGCACAGGAGGTCAAGGACCTGGGGGCGGAGATTGAGCGTCTGGAGCAGCAGGCACAGATCGAGGCACAGCTGTCCGCACCGACTTCCAGTCCTGTCCACGCTGACCCGAAGAACGGTGCCAAGAAGGATGTCAAGCCGACCGCCACTGCCGAGTATGCCGAAAACTTCTGGAACATGATCCGCAACCGCGGCCATTATGGCGAGGTCCGCAATGCCCTGTCTGTGGGTGAGGACACCGAGGGCGGCTTTACCGTTCCCGATGAGTTCGAGAAGAAGCTGGTGGAAGCACTGGAGGAGAACAACATCTTCCGTGGTATGGCAACGGTCATCCGCACCAGCTCCGGCACCCGCAAGATCCCTATCGCAGAGGATACCGGTGAGGCAAGCTGGATCGATGAGGGCGAGGAGATCCCGGAGAGCGATACCACTTTCGGTCAGACCATGCTGTCAGCGTACAAGCTGGGTACTATGATCAAGATCTCTAACGAGCTGCTCAATGATTCTGCTTTCGACCTCGCCACCTATATTGCCCGCCGTTTCGGTGTGCGTATGGGCAACGCAGAGGAGCGCGCCTTTATCACCGGTGACGGTGTGGGCAAGCCTCTGGGTCTGCTGGCGGAAACTGGCGGTGCCAAGGTCGGTGTGACCGCTGCCCAGAAGGATGCCGTTACCTTCGATGAGATCTTCAAGCTCTACTATGCACTGAAGGCTCCGTATCGCAAGAAGGCACAGTTCCTCTGCAACGAAGCCCTGGTGCTGCAGCTGATGACCATCAAGGACAACAACGGCAACTATATCTGGAAGCCGGGTCTGGAGATCGGCAAGCCTGATACCCTGCTGAACCGTCCGCTGAAGACTTCTGCTTTCATGCCGGAGATCAAGGGTGGAAGCAAGGTCATGGCTTTTGGCGATTACAGCTACTACTGGGTGGCTGACCGCCAGAACCGCACCTTCCGCCGTCTGAACGAGCTGTATGCCCGTACTGATCAGGTCGGTTTCCTGACCACCCAGCGTGTGGACGGCAAGCTGATTCTGCCGGAAGCCGTACAGCTTCTGCAGATGGCACCGCAGGGCTAAGAAAGCCAGGAAAGGAGGAGCCGGTTATGGCACTGATCCCACTTTACGAAGCGAAGACCTATCTCCGCGTGGACAGTAGCGATGAGGATGCCCTGATCGGCATCCTTTTATCTTCTGCGGAGCAGATGTGCAAGGATGTGGGGCGTTTATCGGAAGACCAGTGGGAGGCAGTCAATGCCGCTGACCGGGATGCCGAGAACGGAGTACAGCCTACAAGGGAACTGGAAGCCCTGCGCAGCACCTGCCGTGTGGCGATTCTGTATGCACTGGGGTATCTCTATGAGCATCGGGACGAAGCTGACCATAAGCAGCTGATGCTGACGCTTCGTTCCATTCTGTTTGCTGTGAGGGAGGGGGTGTTCTGATGATCGAGAAACTGAATGAGCGGATCACGATCGAGAAAAGTACGGTTGTGACCGATAAGGTCGGAAACCATCGGAACACATGGGAGGAATATTTCACCTGCTTTGCCTACGCTTCGACCTATCAGGCGCAGGAAGAAGAAGGTGAGGTCACAGCCGAACAGAAGAGCGTGGTGTTTACGGTTCGCTGGTGCAGTGAGACGAGAGGTCTGACTTCCACTGGTTTCCGTATCCGCTTCCGGGAGCAGCTCTACAATATCGAATCCGTTGACCCGATGAACTATCAGAAGAAGATCCTGAAGATTCATTGCAGACTGGAGAGGAGGCAGCCGGATGAGCAGAACCGTCAGCATCGATGAGATGGCAGATGCCATCAACGAGGGATTAAAAGAATATGCGACCCTTGCCTCCACCGAAGTCAAGAAGGCAGTCCGCAAATCTGCCAAAACGGTCAAAGACCAGATCTCGGCCAATGCACCGTCCAGGACGGGCGCGTACAAGGGAAGCTGGGTGGCGACCAAGCAGTCCGAATCCAACCAGAGCCTTCAGATGGTGGTGCATTCCAGGAACCGCTATCAGCTGGCACATCTGCTGGAAAAGGGACATGCCAAGCGTGGCGGCGGACGGGTGGCGGGAAGACCCCATATCGCTCCGGCAGAGCAGACTGGCATCGAGCAGCTCCAGTCCCTGATCGAAAAGGCACTGAAGTGAGGAGAAACCAATGACCCACGAAGAAGTAAAAGCTTTGGTGGAGGAAATGGGGCTTCCTTATGCGTATGACCATTTCGCAGAAGGGGAGAGTCCTGATCCACCGTTTATCTGCTTCCTGTATCCGAAAGCCGAGAATTTCGGCGCAGATAACCTTGTGTACCACCATTTCAACCGGCTGGACATCGAGGTGTACACCGATTACAAAGACCCGGATATGGAAGCAAATATTGAAGAAGTCCTGACCGCACACGAACTCTACTATGAGAAAAGCGAGGTCTGGATCGAAACCGAAAAAATGTATGAAGTCCTGTATGAGCTGACCGTGTGATGCTCATGCAGGATATTTTTATGGGAGGAACACTATGTCGAAGAAAAGCAATAAGGTCAAATTTGGCCTGAAAAACTGCCATTATGCAAAGGCGACCTTTGACGAAGATGGCAGTGTCACCTATGCGAAGCCGGTCCGCATCCCCGGTGCAGTCAGTCTTTCGATGGATGCCAATGGCGAGATCGAGCCGTTTTATGCGGACAATATCGCCTACTATGTCGTGAATAACAACTCCGGCTACGAGGGTGATCTGGAAATCGCACTGATCCCGGAGAGCTTCCTCACGGACATCATGCACGAGGAGCTGGATGGCAACGGCGTGCTTGCTGAGAACGCCAATGTGGAACTGGAGCATTTCGCCTTCCTGTTCGAGTTCGATGGCGACCAGCGCCACATCCGTCATGTGCTGTACAACTGTGTGGCAAGCCGTCCGTCCATCGAGGGTGAGACCAATGAGGACAGTAAGGAAGTCAAGACGGACACCCTGAACCTGCAGGCAACCCCTCTGGCAAACGGTTATGTCAAGGCAAAGACCGGTACTAACACCACCGATGATGTCTATAACAAGTGGTACGATGCGGTCTACGAGCCGCAGGCAGAAGCTGTGGACACCGAAGACACCAGCCACACCGAGGAGCCGCAGGGCTAAGTGACCGACACACACTGCAGGGCTTCGGCTCTGCTTACATTATTATAAAGAGGTATATGATTATGAAGAAGATTTTTCCTTTGTTCGCAGTGATTATCGTTCTGGTGCTGGCTGTCTGCTCGTTCCACATTATCCCCACCGGCTACACGGGCGTGAAGACCAGCTTCGGCCAGATCCAAGAGACCACCATTCAGAGCGGCAAGCTCAACTTCTGCATTCCCTTTGTGCAGAGCATCCACAAGGTCAACAACAAGCAGCAGGATAAGCACATCGAAGCGCAGGTCTGGGGTGAAGCCTCCGACAAGACCCCTGTGTATGCCGCTGATGTGATTGTGACCTATCAGGTGCTTCCTGAGAAGAGTGCATGGCTGTATGCGAATGTGTCCGACATCAAGAATCTGGTTGGTGATGAGCTGGTGGCATCGGCAATCAAGTCTGCGATGGCTGAACTTGGCCCCAATGAGGTGACAAACCGCACCAAGATTGAGCCTCTGGCACAACAGAAGCTGGCAGAATCCCTTGTGCAGAAATATGGTGAGGACGTTGTGTTTGTGAACAAAGTCGTCATCAACGACATGAATTTCGAGGATGCCTATAACGAAGCCATCCAGCAGAAGTCCATTGCACAGCAGAATGCAGATAAGCAGAAGATCGAGAATGAAGCCGCCATTGCCAAGGCAGAAGCGGATAAGCAGGTGGCGATCACCAATGCAGAGGCGGAAGCCCAGAAGACTTCCATTGCCGCAGAAGCACAGGCAGAGGCAAACCGCAAACTGGCAGAAAGCCTGTCCGATACGCTGATCGAGTACCAGAAGATCCAGAAGTGGGATGGTAAGCTGCCTACTGTGAGCGGCGGTAATGCACTGGTGAGCATTGACCCGGCAGAGTAAGAAACACGATATACGGCAGGGCTTCGGCTCTGCCAATTTTACATGAAATTTTGGAGGATTACGATTATGGCAGTTACAAAGAAAATCGAGATCGATGGCAAGGAAGTCACTTTTAAGGCAAGTGCCGCCGTGCCGCGCCTGTACCGCATCAAGTTTGGCCGTGACATTTACAAAGACCTGCGCCAGCTGGAAAAGAGCGTGGGAGAGAACGATGAGGACAATTCCAACCTCGACCTGTTCAGTCTGGAAATGTTCGAGGACCTGGCATGGCTGATGGCCCGTCATGCAGACCCGGCAAAGGTGCCGGACAGCCCGGAGGAGTTCCTGGACCAGTTCAACACCTTCTCCATTTATCAGATCCTGCCCCAGCTGATCGAACTGTGGGGTCTGAATGTGCAGACCGAGGTGGAATCCAGAAAAAACCTCGCAAAAGTGAGCGGGAAATGACCACCCCGCTCTTTCTGCTGCGCTGTGTACAGCTCGGTATCAGCATCGCCGATCTCGACCTGCTGACCATCGGGTTGGTCAATGATATGTTCACGGAGCGGCAGAACGACGACTATCCGTACAAAGAGCTGGCCTCGCAGGAGGATTTCGACCGGTTCTAAAGCAAAAAACAAACGACCGTGCTTATATTGTGAATGAAATAAGCACAATCGTCTGGCGGTAAGGTATAAAAAATCCCCCAGCCGTGCACAACTGGGGGAGAAAGAAGGTGGCCTAAAGGTCATCTTCCCGGCCTCGGACCTCGCAAGGTTACCGAAACCTGATTGCTGCTGAAAGTATAGCCGATTTAGTAGTGCTAGTCAGGTAGAAAAAAACTTAGGCAGTCTTTTTAGAATTGCAATAGTCATAGAGATTCAGAAGATAGTCGGGGCTTTCTCTCCAAATTCCGGTATCATAGTCGAAAAGTGTTTCATACACTTTTGAATTTGTGAAGCGTAACAGTGCATCTTCATAGGAAATAGTATCACGCAAAGCGAGTTCTTTGACCGTATCGCGCATGAGACTGACAGCACAGCTTTCTTTCTGCGTATCTGTGAAGTTATAGTTTGACATCTCCATAGCGGTCACTCCTTATATATTCAAGATGATTAACGGCGTCCTGCGTGCGAAAACAGAATTGGTCTTTTAGGCGATTGGGAAGAAGTTTTTCAATAGCTATTTTGTCTGCTTTCGGTGTGCCGGGGATACCAAAGTCAACGCCACCGATATACTGCTGTAAGGTGTGGGCTGTTTGGTCATCTGCAATTTTTCCACCGATGATGTCGATGGTGCCATATTTTTTCAAAAGTTGTGGGAACAAATCCTTTTTTCGGTTTGCTGCTACAAAATGAAGCCATTCAACAGAGGCTCCTTGGAAACAGTAAGCTAATATGTTGGGATCGTAGTGGAATTTGTAAACAGATATCTGTCCGTCTTCCGGGTTGAAATCTTTTGGAACTGTACCAATACGCATCGCTTTCCTAACCGAAAGCTGAACGTAATTGTACGCTTGCTCGTAGGAAGATGTAAGATAAAAACCTCGGCCAAAATCGAGTCCACCAAAGCAGCGATTCAGGTCAATCGCCGGGATACCAATGTAGCTACCGTGGTACAGAAGCATCCCATCCTGCAATTCGATCATACGGATACACCTCGATTCTTTAACAAGGTTTCAACATCGTGAAGAACACAGGCGTAACCGTTTAGATGAAGGATGTCATAGCATTCAGAAATAAATCCAAGAATGTCGTATTTCTTAAACAGTTCAGCACAGTCGCTGGGAGACATTTTCCACTTGGACTGAGCCATGCGGAAAACCCAGCACTGCATATCGGCAATGTCAATATTATATTCACTCATAGAGCGTACCTCCTTTGAGTACAATTTCTCAATTTAAGTATAGCTCTTTTTCTGCCGCTTAGCAACGAAAGAATTGTAAATTTCAGATTATTTTCCGCCTGTCTGCCCTGTGCAGATGGGCTTTTCTTATGCCTGCGAGGAGGTGGTTACACAAATGGCATCCAGAATCCAGGGCATCACCGTTGAGATCGGCGGCGATACCACAAAGCTCTCCAAAGCACTGGAAAGTGTAAACAAGTCAATCAAGGGGACGCAGTCCGGACTGAAGGATGTCAATAAACTCCTGAAACTGGACCCCTCTAATACAGAGCTGGTCGTCCAGAAGCAGAAGATGCTCAAGGATGCCATTGAAGCCACCAAGGAAAAGCTGGCAACTCTGAAAACTGCCGCACAGCAGGCCAATGAGCAGCTTGCCAACGGTGAGATCACCCAGCAGCAGTACGATGCCCTCCAGCGTGAGATCGTGGAGACCGAACAGAATCTGCGATCCTTACAGGATCAGGCGGCGACCACGAATGCGACCCTTGCCAAGATCGATGAAGCCGGAGAAAAGCTCCAGAACATCGGGTCTTCTGTGGAGAATGTCGGTAAGAAGTTCCTGCCGGTGACTGCCGCTGTAACGGGTCTTGGCACTGCCGCAGTGAAGACCGCAGCCGACTTCGATTCCGAGATGAGCAAGGTTTCTGCCATTTCCGGTGCAACAGGGGATGACTTTGACCAGCTTCGTGCGAAAGCCCGTGAGATGGGTGCGAAGACCAAGTTCTCCGCATCTGAGGCAGCTTCGGCAATGGAATATATGGCCATGGCCGGATGGAAAACGGGGGACATGCTGAATGGTATCGAAGGTATCATGAACCTCGCGG